GGCATTTCTATCTAGCACAACTCCCTGTCCTTCTATGGCTTCCGGAGCATCCCCCGACTGCTGATCTTTTTTGATTTGATGGTCCAAACGCATTTTTTTCAGCTGCAAATCCACCATACGCAGTTTCTTATCCATTTTTGCCTGCTTGGCAGCAATAGCGTGCCCTAGCAGTGTACCAGCAGTTTGAAACACTGTACCGCTGAAACGTGCTTCCATATTCATACCCAAATCCATTAAGTCGTTGAACTTGTCTTTAGCCAATTCTGCCAGTTCGTCCATTTCTTGGTCGCTGGCACTAAGATCTCTTACTGTAGGCAATGCTTGGTCAATTTTGTCGATAGCTGTGTCAATGTCTGCTAGTTCCGTGCGATTGGCTTCTATGGCTCTACGAGCGTCTTCAGGACTTACAGTCTGCTCGGGTTCGTCATCCTCGGGCTCAGGCAAATTAAATAGTTCTTCTAATTTCTTAGTCATGCTACTATTTAACGCTTTTTGGTTCCTTGGAAAATGTCTTGTTCGTTGACTACTCTAAACACTAGGCCGTGTGCTTTACAGAAGTGTCTGGCTGCTTCCCATTTAAACATGTTCAACGCTACTGCGGCTTTGTCCTTGACAGTACGTGCGGCCTCCATGGTAGTTTCTTTGCTGGGTTTGACTTCTATGACTTCACCATGGCGCTTGCCATTTCGGTCCACATAGATTACTAGGAAGTCTGGTACGTATATGGTGTTCTTATTTGTAAAAGGATTTTTATAGGGAACGTGTATAGCTTCGCTGGCCCATTGTAATACTGCTGGGTTGTTATCACAGAACTGCATAAAGGCAAATTCCCAACTGCTTCTGTAAGTAGGAGTACCTTTGCCTACGTACTTGTTGGGGTTTTGAATTTGAAATTTGCCCTGTGCATATTTGCTCATGGAAGGATAGTTCTGGTGACGTAAGGACTAGTTTTTGGTGTGTTTTGGATGCCTAAAAAACTAGTTGGTACTCTACTGGTATTAAGGTACAATGCTAAAAAAGGACTGAGTTCGTTGTTCTGTAATTGTTGAAACTGTGTTAACACACTCATTGGATCTTCACGCTGTGCCTGCGCTGTGTCTATAACGGCCTGTGCCAACAACTGTGCACTTTCTAAATTACCTGTCTGTTCTTGAAAATAACTTACAATAGCGTCATTGACATTAGAACTTACAGTAAATGTTGGTGTAAAAAAATTGTTGAAATATCTAGTAGTGTTATTGGTACCACTGGAATTTAAGTTGCTGGGTTGTTGAGGATTATAGGTTGTGTCTGACATTTAAACTCCTAAATCGTCTGATTGAAGAAAAGACAAAAATGTACTGTCGTATGAAGGCCCACTTTTAAACACACGATCATAACTCTGCCAAGCTGCTAGATCCATTGCCCCATCTTGCATGTATTTCTCAAATTGCCCTGGAGTTCCGCCGCTATAAAGATAATCACCGAATCCGCTATATACAGGATTTCCAAAACTGTCTGTCACTATTTTTATTCCTGGATCTGGTAACAGCACACTGGCGTCTTGATTCTGTCCCAAACTGCCTAACCAATTAGTAAAGTTCCCAAACGCACCTTTAATACTGCTGACAATACTGTTGTCACTGTTGTTTACAACGCTACTACCACCATCAACTGTATTAACAGTACGAGTACCATTTCCGTTGTCGACAACACTGATAGCGTTTTGTGCAGGATATTGACTGGTGTAGGCTCCAGTACCCACCTGTGAACTGACCACGTTCTGTATCTTTCCAGTCACAGGATTAAATGATTGGCCAGGTACTCCTAAGAAATAATCTAATCCAGTCTGTACTAAGTTGTTGACCCCTACACCCACAGCCGTTCCTGCTACGCCACTTATTCCTGCAGCAACGGTTTGCCCTATGATGCCGCCGCCAAACGCTTTGTTCAAACTGCCGTATAATTCACTGCCAACTGCAAGCCCTGCTATTCCCCCGCCAACTGAACTCAGTGTGTTTCTTACCAGGCCTGGAGTTCCGCCATCTACTACTCTTGTAATTCCTGTGACAGGATCAGTATAGTATTGTGCTTGAGTAGCACTAACATTCTTGCCTTCTTGAACCAAATCTCTAGTGTTTGCTGGATTAGTATTAATATTGTTTGGATTTACACCACTACCCGGAGCAATACGAACCTGATCACCTGCTTCGTTGAACCATACTATAGTATCATCTGCATATTTATACTTCCTAACAATCTGTCCGTTTTGATCTGCACTTTCTTGAATATATCTTACGTTGTTGGCTGGGTTGTTAGGATCGTATGTACCTGACTGAGTACCCACTGTTTGAAATTCAGAAATGACTCCTGTGCCAGTGCTGTCTAATATATAGGCTGTGGTTAAACTAGAAGTAGGTTGGCCATCTGCACCTATTGTAATACTGTCACTGTTCTGTAGCACTGAGTATAGTGCGGTGCTTGCTGGGTTAGGAGGATTCGATCCCTGTGATATTACTCCTCGACTGTAACTACTGTTTGTCGGCGTTTGAAGTAAACTTATGCCTGCTCCCAAAGTTAGTGCGGCATTTTGCCCACCGATTGTTGCCTGCGGACCAAATGTGGTTTGACTGGTTGGATTACCAAATATTTGACTTATTTGCTGTCCTATCTGACTGCCGCCGTAACTGGACCCATAACCAGAACTGCCGCCTGCGGTTGGGAAAAATACATTATCAAAAGCACCATTAATCGTGCCGCCTAATATTTGAGCACCAACCTGACCTAAGGTAATTTTGGCAAGTTGAGAAAAATTAGTGTCTTTGAGGTTATTATAAAATCTATAAGCATTCAGTACACTGCCTAATATACCAGCGCCATCACCGCTGCCATCTGGTCTATATAAATCTGTGCTGCCTTCCTGCAGTGCGCCAACTAGGCCTGCATCTGTAAATATGTTGGTTGTACTATTGCTGATAGGACTGGGAGTGTCATCATAGTGTATTACTGCAAAGCCGTTGACATCAACTGGGTTTACAAAACCTGTTCTATATTTGACGGTTTCAAATTCCACCGTCATGGTTGCTTCCATTAATTCGTTGCTTGCACTGCTGTCATGGTCTCCATGACGCCATGCTGTGATTACAGGATTAATCAAGAGGTATTCAGTAAAACGTTTGTTATGTAAACTGAAAATCTGTATATTACGTAAAAACGGTTTTAGATTACTGTTACGTGGTGTAAATCCCCATCCCTCTCTCGGTCTGGGTTGATATTTGTGCGGCACGGTGTAAAGTTGTGCATCGTAATCACTGTCTCTATAATAATAAGTGTAAAAATCATTCCAAAATTTTGTTACAGTATCTGCTGCGTCGTCATGAAAAGTAATGTTAAGTGGGTCGTATCTTATACCAGTTTGAAATATATTTTTCCTATTGTAGGCTTTAAGTGTACGTGTTTCTATGTTAAATCTAGGCAGTTCTACTCTTTTTGCTAGTAAGCCTGTTTCGTATTGTTCTATTAAACTTTGACTACTTACAGGGTCATTACCACCAAAGCCTGGTAGGATACCCTGCACTGCATCCTGACTCATGTTTATACAAACATAGTAAAGAAACTTTTGTTTAGGTGCTAGTCTGTAATTGTCAGCAAGAAACAACTTTGTGGCATGGTCATAGTAATGCGTATACTCACCAGATGCCAAAGGTTTTAAATCGCTGTTATAAAGGGTAGCCATATATAATATTTATTCAACAAAAAACCCACTCGTAAGTGGGTCTTTGTCACGGTGATTATAAATTAACCTGTTACCACTGTGCCGTTGGTACGTGCTACATCATTGCCTACTCCACCAGGTGTAGTTGTTTGAATGGCGTTGTCGTAACGTATGCTCATAGTGATAGTCATTGGTTCATTGCTGCCATAGTCTGCGTCATTGTAGTTTACGTCAGTTAGGAAACAGCCATATAGTTCCCACGTTTCTAGTACAACAGGTTCAATGTTACCATTGGCACCATCTAGCATTTCTAATTTAGTAATAAACTTATAGTCAATACCGCTGCTTGCACTGGCCTGTTCCATAAAGTCAAACTGTTTCTGAAGTTGTTCGCCTACTAGACGTGTTACATTGCCGCCAGCATCGTCACGCAGAGATGTTGTAACTGCGCTCCATGTTGGTCTGCCTGCAATATAAACACGGCTGTTGTACACAGGAATTTCCACTGGGTCAAACGTTAACTGTGGTCTAGCGAACGTCATAACCTGTTTGGTTAATTCTGTTTTAGGATTGCTTACACCAAAATTTTCAAAACTGACTCTAAATCTGAATTTTAATTTTGGCATCAACAGACCCTGGGTGGAAGCACTTTGGTCTCCACCTAGAGGTACTGTGAATCTTGTTAAGGATGATACTGCCATGTCTTATGCTCCTGTTCCTGGATTGGCTACCGGTGCTAGATTGCCGTCCTGGATTTCTCCTGGGTTCTTTAATCTAATTGGTATGTAGATAAATTCTACTGCCTTAGTTGGCTGTATAGCAACGTCTACATACAGTTCGTTTCTGGCAATACGCTCTGGCGTATTGTTTGTGGTATCACAAACACTTAGGTAATCTGTAATACCACGTTTAGCAATCAAATCATTTAACAAACTATTAACTGTTGCTAACAGTGCGTTACGTGTGATAGGATCGTTTGGTTCAAACACAAACGGACGAGCCACAATGTTAAGTTGATTACGTAAGTAGTTAACCAATCTTGCTACATTGATTCTATCCAATGCACTTGGTTCTGTAGCCGTAGTCTTCTGACCATATACAACTAGTCCAGTACCCGGTAAGTTTGTGAATGGGTTAATTTTGTTTTCATACAGTGTGTCACGTAGTCCTTGACTTACACCAATGCTTACAAACTGTCCACTGTCTTGGTCAATGTAACCAATTGCGCTGGCATTGTCTATCAAACCACGGCGTGTACCAGCAGGTGCTAACCATGGATAACTGACATTGTCGCTCTTGACGATGGATCTTAGTGCTACATGACTTGGTGGAACAACAACTGCAGATCCTGCTAGGTCATTTGTTAATGCACTTGGATAGTACAAACCAACGTATGGACTGCTAGTGTTTAGACCTTCTTCACCAGTTGCTGTTGCACCTGCTGTGTTGTCAGCCCAGGCCTGAATTGCTGTGCCTGTAGCTTGTAAACGCATTGGAGTGTCGCCCACAATGAATGCTACGTTTTCTTTATCTTCATTCAGTGCTACCATGTTGGGAATCAACTCTGGATAACCTGGGCAAGCAATTAGATTGAAACTGTTGCTGTCTTCACGCAGTGCAGTGCTGCTGTCAATTGCGCTCTTTAGAGCAGCAACAACAACACCACGTTGTGCTTTACGTCCAAAGTTTGGAACTACGCCTGCACTGTCAAAGCCGCTGGCAGTTACCCAAGTATTGGCTACACTAGGTAGACTTTCGCCTGGATAGGCTGCGGCAGTAAAGTAATTTGTCTTGTACTGTTTGACATTATACCCGCTGGCCCTTGTGTTCCATAACAACATACCG